CTACATCTTGCCTACAGCCAGTGGATTCAGTTTTACCGCCTCGATCATATGATCGGGCGACAAATGCGCATACCTCATCGTCATAGAAAGTGATGAATGACCAAGAAGCTTTTGTAGCGCCAATATATTTCCCCCATTCATCATGAAGTGACTTGCGAACGTATGCCTCAACACGTGAGCCGCTTGCCCTTTTGGAAGTTCAATTCCTGATTCGTCCAGAGCCCTTCGAAATGCACTCAGCGAAAAGCTGAACTCACCAAACTTTTCCAGGTGAGCATGGATTTCATTAAAAAGATCTTCATCCACAGGGACACTTCGAGACTTGCCACTCTTGGTTCCGTGAAAACTCACTTTTCCATCACGCACATGACGTAACTTCAACCCCTCCGCCTCGCTCCACCTTGCACCTGTTGCCAGACAAATCTTGGTCAGAAGTAGAACGTGAGGGTTCTGAGTGAATGATTCGATGGTGATTAACAAATGTCGGATCTGCTCGATCGTGAGCCATGAGAGTTCACGCTCATCTATCTTGATCGGCTTAATCTTCGCCAAGGGATTGGTGTACTCGATTTCACCTACTTCGGACAGGTAGTTGTATACCGCATTCATGTAGCCCAGGTGATTGTTAATGGTCTTTTCTGAAATGCCGGATTCTGTCTTGTAACTCAGATAGGCTGTGAAATCTTTTGCTTTCAGATCAATCCCTTTCGGGTTTCCCAGCCACTCTGCAATATCCATCAGGCACTTTCGGCGACGCGCGCCGTCTTTGAGATAGCCGCCCTTCGCTTTGTACCAGATATCTATTAGTTCATTCAGATGTCGGGGATCTCGCTTACTGGTATTCCAGTCCTTCCCCTGGTGCACAGCACTGAGCACAAACTTTTCAAACCGCGCGGCCTCCGCTCTGGTATCAAACTTCTTCCGAACTCGTTTCCCCTTTCTTCCCTCGGGGTATAGATCAACGAGCCATTTCTCACCATCCTTTTTGATCGTCATCCTACTTCAAGTCCTGCCACGTAAACTTCGGTTCGTAACTCTCACCCTCCATCTTCCACGCAGTAAAGTTCGTATAGAGCTTTTTCAACCACTCCGCCTTTCCGAGATCCGGTACTTGAAGAGCAGACTCTTCGATCTGTTTGGTCTCAAAGAGAGTATTGATATCTCCAGGCAAACAAATCTTTAACTCGCTCGTTTTGATTAAATCTGCCCGCCCCTTCTGAATCAGATATGAGGCAAGGTCTTTCAAACGGTTCTTTCCGCTTCCATCGCTGCAAAGGTTCATTCCAGATCCTATGAAAATACACTGCTTGATTCCCATAAGTTCCGGCTGAATTGTTTCGATAAGAGCGTAAAGGTCATTCTTTTCATCACTACGCTGAATGAACTGAACTTTGCCAAACCATTCCGGCCTGGTCATCAGATCGTCCGATCCCGGATGAAGATTGCTGACATTTTCAAATACGCGGAGAACAGTACCCGTAGACCGATCTGGTGACATATGAAAAGGCAAGTCTGTATTCCCAGTAATCAGCCAGAACGCATATCTTGGCCATCTCGCTGCAACTTTCTCGACGACATCGCCCCTTGGCACCCGCCCCTCATTCTCGATGCCCTCGATAGTTCTTTTCGGAACACCGATTTCCTTTCCAAATTCCTCTCTGCTTTTTGACTCCACCTCTCGGATGAGCCTCATCTTTTCAGAAAGTGTTGACATATAGAAATCCCCTATATAAGGTTTCAACTACCTGTTTTCAGGTATGCACAACCTGATTAAGGCTAATTACAGCCATGTACCTGTGACAATCCAACAAAGTGCAGAAATGTCCCGCAAAGTTCAACTAAGAGGCGTTCATGGAAGAAGCGAATTCAATTATAAACCCAGCGGCATCTGTAAGTGCTGGGCCAGTTGTCACTAAGAAGTTGTTCTCCCAGCTGACAGGTCTCTCCGAAGAAACCATTCGCGGAATGATCAACCGAGGTCATTTGCCAACCTTCCGCATCGGACGTCATCGCCTGGTCAACATGGCACTGATTACCAAAGAAGCGCTAGAGGCCGATTATGACCTTTAAGGCGTCCTTGTTGATAGGAGTGCGCCGCGCCAGCGGCGCGTCCACACACTTTAATAGTGGACTCTTGTCCCATATTGGGAATATCGCATGATCGACCGTCTCGTCATCCATATCCCATTCGCCGACCAGTACGTCGTTAACGGCAATAACGAGGACACCGGCATCATGGATGTGGCCCATCTCCTCAACACAGAGGCCACCGTTGCGGGCCGCACAGTAAACCGCTCCAGCGATGGCAAGATCATAGTAGAAGATCTGTATCACCCCTATGAATCGATCCCATCGTGGGCATCCGGCATGGCGGTCAAGTCATTCACCCGCCCGATGAACGCTTGGCCGTATGTGGAAATAAAGGCCAGTCCGGCAAAACTGCTTCTGGGGCACAACGTTTATGGAACTGAAGACTACAAGAAATGTGTCGCTGAAATGTTGGGCTTGCTCGCTATCTCGTTCCCAAGCCTTAATAGCATGCTTGATGTCGCTGCCTCTCATATATCCAGCCTTGACGTCACCTATTCCGTGAAAGCGGAATCTCAGCAGATCGCTGATCAGTTTATTAAATACTGCGCCTCCCTTCGCTCGGGTCAAACGAAATCCCGGGAGCAATACCCAACGACTGTTTACTTCGGAAAGCGAGATTCACGGCATAAGCGCCTGAAGGTCTACCTCAAGCATTACGAATTAAAAAATTACATTTCTGAGCTCAAGAAGAAAAACGCAGATGGTGAATACGATGAGGCCATTGCCATTAACTCATCAGAAGAACTCGTCGATTACACACGCGGACTCATTCGATTTGAAGCAACGATAAGAAAGCGCTGGTTAACAGAACGTGCCATTCCCTCAGGTCTCGTTCAGCTCGGTAAATACGCCAATCAATTTCAAGAAGAGCACGGAAAGTCACTGTGGAAGCAGCTTCATGAGGAAGCCTTTAAAGACGTGTTCAAAACATTCGAAGGTGGGCAGGTCATGGACTATTCAGACGATCACGTACTAGGGCGATTGAAAGCCACACACTCTAAGCCAAGAAATAACGGATCGATGAATCACTCCGTAGCCTTAAGAGCGTTCCGGTTCTATCGGTCTATTGCCAGTGAAGGGTACGACGAAATACACGCGACAACCCCCAGCAGTACTTTCTATCGGCAGATCGGTCACCTGAAGGAAGCTGGCATTCCCCTGGCTAACTTACAGAACCTTCACAAGATCAAGTCAAATGTAGTCCCGGTCATTCAGTTGATAAAAATGGATTACGAAAAGCAGCACCCTGCGACCTATCAAGAACCGGCATCCGGCTTGAACCGCCCCAAACTTTCATTAGTCAGCTAATTAACGGAGAACGTTATGCTTAAAATCTCAATCATCGATGGGCACCACCAGGTACAGCAACGCCAAACAAAAAACGGTGTGCGCTATTTCCAAGAAGCGTATGCCCACCTTGGCGGAGCATTCCCTCAACAAATCGAAGTTCCTCTTCGTGACCCAGTAGATGCCAAACCTATTGGCGACTACACGCTGGATTTAAGCACCTTTCAAGTAGGCCGCTTTAAGAATCTCGAACTCAATCCATTTGAGTTGAAGTTACTTCCCGCTCAGAAAAGCGTTCAGAAGGTCAGCTAGTGAACGTGGTGGTCGTATGCGGAGATGCTGTCAGCGTGAATAGCGACGGCTCTCCTGTGTGTCCCTCGGGATGGTTAACACAAATCGCAACCGTCCCGTTTGACGTCAGCCAGATCAACCCAGAGGTTGCTACGGCTATGTTCGGCGCAGGGTTCGCCCTGTTTATCACTCCCTGGGCAGCAGCCTGGGGCGTAACTCAAATCTTAAAACTCGTGAGGTAATCACTATGGATGCAACTGCAATCTCAACCATCACCGCTGCTGTGGACTACGGAACCGTTATCACTGGTATTGCTGCTGTCGCTGCTGCTGTCGTCGTTGTGCTGGTAGCCGTGAAAGGCGCCAAGATGCTGCTCTCAATGGTTCGCGGCGCGTAACACTCAGGGGGCTTCGGCCCCTTTTTTTAGTCAAGGTATCACTCATGCTTGACCTCTATTACTGGACATTCTTCGTCGCTGGATTCGCGACATCCTATGCCTGCTTTTCTCGGTGGTGATTACTATGAGAATAACTACCTTTCTGCTCATCATGATGACGTCTATCGCTGCACTCTCCAATGAGGAGGATCGTGGAGAGTACGGTTCATACTGGTTCGTCAATGGCTATTATCAAAACCCTGATTACTACGGGTCAACTCCATATGCTGCTGCACTTACCGTTTGCACTTCTTCTGATTCTTATCAATGCACAGATATGGTCTTCGATTCTTGGGTCGAAGGTTCCTGGGCCAAGTTTAAGAAACGATTTGCAGACGGTCAGTTGGCTATCGTTCCTACCATAGTTATGTATTCGCAGTGCGGTGCGAGCTCCTCAGAAGTCCCTAGCTGCCAAGAGGGGTACGGCCAAGGTGCTGAAATATGTGAGGATGGCTTCCCCTCTGACGTTCTCGGATACGATGATGCTTGCGACCGGCGAGCGTTAAAGCAATGTTCAGACGGTAGTTACGTTCGCGAAGACATTGGAATATGTCCGACCCTTTGCACCGATGCAGAAACTTGTTACGAGTTCGTAATTAATGAGACCGGGGGTTGTCCAGTAGGATCGTCCGAAGACTTTACATATCAAGATCCAGAGAACTTCAGCCTGTCTTGTTATGACATTCCGCTCGATTCTCCCGACCTTGCTGACAACGGAGGGAACGAAGACGGAGATCCATACAATGACCCCGCGACTCCTGAATGGGCCGGTTCCAACTCTCCCACTATAAACGATACTCATCCAGACACTTTAACATCTGGTATTGGTAACGAGCTTTCTGGTTACTTCGGGAATCTCGAACGTGTTACTAGGGACAACCTAGAGCAGTCACAAACCAACACTGCAACCCTAGAGTACGCTATTGAGCAAAATACACTCTCTACCTCTAACGGTCTCAACGGTATATCTAATCAACTGAATACGTTAGATACGATATCGAACCAGCTAAGCGGCATTGCTCAATCTGTCGCGCCTGGGGAGTGCAACCCTGAAAGCTCAAACTACTATGCCTGTCTCAATACGGACATGGGAGACTTTCCCGCACACAGCAGCACCGGCGGAGCATCAACAATCGACGAGGCTGTAACCTCTTACAAATCGAGAATTGAGAACTCAGAATTAGTCTCATCTTTTTCAGGCATGTCTGATTTGGTAGATACAAGCAACGCCCAATGCCCGACATTCTCAATTGATCTTAGAGATACGATCATTGGAGTTGTAGCCTCCACTTCTGTTCATTGCGATCTTATGGATACCGTCGAAAGCTACATAGGCGTTCTCATGATCATCATCTACATATGGGCTGGTTTTAGAGTTTTTGCGAGCGCTTAATTATGGACGAAATACAACAGAACACTTGTAGCTGGTACGACCCCTCATGCGCCCTTGAATGGTGGAGGGACGAGTTACAGTCATGGGGGGTATGGTTACTCGACTCTCTACTCTCAGCTATTGCGGGGGTTTTTGAAGCTATCCCACCCCCCGACTTCATGGCGGATGTAGGACAGTACACTCTTCCGCCTTCAGTCAGCTGGGCCATTTCCGTTTTTCAAGTAGATGTCGGTATAGGAATTATTGTTTCCGCGTACACCGCCCGATTCATTCTTAAACGAATACCCATCATAGGATAAACAATGACCATTACGGCCTATACCGGACTACCTGGACACGGGAAATCATATGGCGTAGTTGAAAATGTCATAGCTCCTGCATTGAAAGAAATGCGACAGGTATTCACTAACATTCCGATGAATGAAGAGATCTGCCTATCCCGATACGGAATGTCCGTCACACAGTTCGACATCAAAGACATCATTGAGAATTCTGCCTGGTGGTCTGAAGTTTTCGTTCCAGGCTCATTGATCGTCATAGATGAGATTTGGCAGTTATGGCCAGCGGGAACAAATGCGAGAAATGTCAGAGATCAGGACAAATCTTTCCTCGCTGAGCATCGCCATTTGGTAGGTGAGAATGGTCTCGCAACTGAGATCGTTTTTGTTACCCAGGACCTAAGCCAGATCGCGAACTTCGCACGATCACTGATAGAGACGACCTTCAGGGTCACAAAACTTTCAAACTTAGGATTGAATAACCATTACAGGGTCGATGTGTACTATGGTGCCGTCACAGGCGCTTCGCCCCCGATTTCTAAGCGTGTCAGCGAGATACAGGGAAAGTTTAAGAAAGAGGTATACGCGCTTTATAAAAGCCATACCAAGAGCATGACGGGGTCAGCCGGTAATGAAAACCGAGTTGATGGCCGATTTAATGCTCTCAAAGGACTAAACTTCCGGCTTGGTATCGCGGCTGGCATCGTGGCGCTGTGCTTCGCAGCTTATCTCATTCCCGAGACACTGAAAGCATATAACTACGATTCAACAACAGTTAAGGCAACGGATAACCCCGATCTCTCAGCTACTCCCATCGGTGAACGCCCCTCTACACCGATTATCAGCTCCTCAAGAAAACAGCCTTTCAAGTTCTTGTCTGAAGCTGATGAGATCTATATCTCGTACAACAATGGTCGGTTTCCAAAGATCCAATATCGCTTCACCGTTAACCAGGGCGGAAACTTCACACACCTGACTTCGGCAAACTTACTGACTCTCGAATACACGGTCGATCCAGTCAATGAGTGCATGGTAAAGGTGTCAGGCCCAGACTATAACGGTGTAGTCTTATGCAAACGTGAGGACTCACAGGGGTTCATTGAAGAAATGCTAGGGGGTTCATCTGATACGTGAGAGTGCGGAGCGTAGCGACAAACCTCACGTACAGATGAACTACTCATAGTTCAGTTTCGCATGCGAAATCGTAGTTTCTCATCGCTTCGTGATCCAGTTTCGCATGCGAAATCGTAGTTTCAGATAGCACCTCCCTGATTGACCAGCCAAGCGGCGACTGAGCGCACCACCGGGGGTATGGGGGCGGTAGCGCCCCATGGTTGCCATAATCCGCATCAGCGTTATCATTTGCCGCTCTAGTTATAGGGAGATACAGATGTCTGAAGTTGTTAGAACCGTTTTTATTCCTTCATCCCTAGAGTCGAAATCCGGAATGTTTGGTGGTGAAAAGCCCACTGACATCGTTGATGGGAACTCATTGGCAATAGAAATCCAGAAGGCCTGCAACGATTTAGTTGATTCCGGTTATCAAGTAACCCAGGTTATGCCTGTCTCTTCCGGCGGCAACAACTATAAGAATGGTGTTGGTTATGGCTATGGCTTTAGCTACACATCAGGAGTGATCATTGTCGCAACTAACAAAGTGCCTACATAGTGACTACAAAGCTGTGCTTTTGAGTGCTCTAAAGTGATCTTGTTTCGTTGGGAACCCCGATATTAGGCACATTCAATCACTACGAATCGCACTGCAGCGGGTTCAAATCCCGCCATCTCCACCAAACAAATAAAAAGGCCCCACCTGTTTTTCAGGTGGGGCCTTTTTATTTGTCTGACGATTGTGATTCTGAATCGATCATAGTTCCGGGTTCTTCTGATTGCCTGGAGCAATCAGTACCGCCGCAGGCGCCCGAAGGGGCTGGGCCATGGATGGCCCAGAGTACAATCCCGCCATATCAGCATACGGAAAAACCCAGCAGATAGATTACATTAGACTTCTTCACTCACCATCTCAGAAATATTGCCCTAAAGACTATATTCCGACTACAGAGCAAAAACATCAAATTCGCTATTTGCGAACTCACGTTTATTGGGTTATCATACGTCCACTGTTGAGAATTAAGAGTTATCGCCAGTAGTACCTGGGTATTTAGTTACCCATGGAAGCTTCGCTTCTGCCATTATCCCCGCAACAGTTCATCTAGGACACACTGCGAGGGACGGACCGATATCTGGGCGAGAACCTGGACCTTCGGTCCGGTAAAAGGGGGTCACAGCCAAAAATCTCTTATCCATGAAGCACGGGCGAGACTAGCTAGCAATTTCGCTAAGCTAGGTTTCATGGAGGGTCATTATGATCACGAAAATACTCAACAGGTTTTGGCTGGCACCTAAGTCGGAAGACAGTCCCAAGAAGAACAAGATTTGGAAAGTTCTGTGGAAGTTAGTGAAGTTTGCTTTGTATCTTTACAAGCTTTTCAAATTCTTCGAGGGGGATGACACCGACTAA